GCATGTCAAGGATTCCGTTGGCCGTTGTGGCGCCAGCCGTACAGCTGACGCCAAAGTCGGCCAAGTAAACGTCGAGATCCTCGGTGATAGGCATGATCAGCCGTACTTCTTAGAACCAAGAGCAACGACGCTAACGGCGCCAGTGCCAGTACCACCAGCAACGGTGATCACGGCGCGGATATAACGCTTGACCTCATCGCTGTTAATGCGCAGGGTCTCGCGAAGTGCGGTGTTGGCAGTCGTGGTCGTAAAGGCCAGACCAGAGACATCAGCAAAGGTGCTGTTGTCTGCAGAGTCTTGGATCTTCACGGCGTAGGTGACAGAAGCACCACCAGCCTCGGCATCAAGAATTGCCATGATGTCGCCTTCGTAATCAACGAGGTCAACGCCAGTGCGGTTTGCACTTGCAGCAACCACGTCATTTGCCGAAAGAGACAAAAGCTCGGTTTTGGTGCCCAAATTTTGGACAGTCATGGTTTGGTCCTCCTGCGGGAAGTTGCTTTAGGTTTTGCCTCAGCCTTTGGCTCAGGTGTTTTGATCGGCTCTTCTTCAGGCTGCACGGGCTCCACATAAGGAACGGCTGCAGCTTGGCTAAGCAGGATCGTTGCATCCGCAGGGGAAGCCTCAACGACTTCCCCGATGCGGACAACTTGACCCGCAAGCGTTACCTGTTTACGGATCTCGATCTTCATGATCAGAGGGTGTTGTTACCGCGTGAGAAGCTCGCGCCGTGGCGGGCTGCGATGTCCACATCCTGCAGAGCAACCACGCGGACGGTGCCAGAGGTGCTGCCAGTGAAGGGATCCACCATCAGATCCAGACCAGAGAAGTAAGCAATGATCAGGTCGGAGAAGTTACCGAACCAGAGATCGTTGCTCTCGACTTGGTTGGAGATCACAGCGCGATAGCCGTTGACCTCACCGCCCTGAAGGATGAACTGACCGGAGCCAGAATCCTTGGTGGCAGTCTTGAGGCTGCCAGCCATTGCTGCGTTCATCACATAGACAGGAGAACCCAGCAGAGCGTTAGCGCCAGACACGTCGCTTTCCAGAGCCACAACCTCAGCGAAGGTCGGGGTGTTAGCAGCGAAGTCTTCGCTCAGAACACCAGTGGTGTCCTTCAGACCCAGGGGCTGGTTAGAGGAGCCAGAGCCATACAGACCGACGCGGTCGATCTCAAGAGCCAGCACACGAGCCAGGTCGGTGCGCACCATGTTCTCCACATCGATGGAGGACTGGATCATCAGCTTGCGGCTGAAATCGGTAAAGGCGCCACAGGTCTTAGGCGTCAGAGCGACCTGATCAATGGTCTGCTGGGACTCGGTGGGTGAACCCGATTCCGCAACCCAGTAAGCGGTCGCCGCTCCTGACTGCCTCGGGATATTGACGTTGCCAGACAGGCCGGTCAGCACAGTTGCGCCAGCTTGATCCAGAGCGGAAGCGTTCCGCAGCAGATCAATGAAGTTGGCGGAATCCAGCTGAGTCTCGACGAGGTTGCCGCCAGCGGTGGCAGTGCCCACGTTCAGATCCCGACGCATCACATCCACAGGGATGGTGATGCCACGGGAAGCGCGGCCCAGCTTGTCAGCTGCAGCTTCAGATGCCTCGATCTCGAAAGCAGCAGCCTCACGGGCAGCGCGATCGGTCGGGTTGGCCAGGTAGTTGATGGCACGCAGGAAGGAGAAGCTGCGGCTCTCCTTCTCGGTGAGGCCAATTTCAGCGGCCTTCATGTTCACGGGCTCCTCTTTGATGTTGAGTTTTTCCAGCACGGCAGCCCGTGCTTCGTTGATCGAACGGCCAGACTCGACGAGCTGACGGCCCAGATCTTCCATGCCGTGCTTGTTGCACAGGCTGGTCACTTCAGCAATGCGGGAACGCTCAGCCTCAACGGCCTCGGCCCGCACCACTTCCATGTCAGGTGTGGTGTTTTCCATTTCAGGAACAGGTGGTGTGGATATTGCTGCCGAGGCAGCGGGTTCGGGATCGGACTCCGAAAGAGAGCGACCGAAACCCACGGTTTGATCCGCAGGAATCGCAACGGCTGAGACCTCCGTAGGGGTCCATGAAGTAGCGACAAATTCGCCACTACTTCTCTCCTCCATCTTGTCGATGGCGTAGCCAAAGCTCACGTTTCGGATGATTCCGTCCCGTACGTCGCGCAAGACTTCCTGCGCGAACTCATTGCGGCTGAACCGCACGCGCGCATAACCGCGACGTTTTTCGTCGTCGATATATGCACGCTCCACAACTCCAATCACGCGATCAGGGTTGTGGTTGAACAACAGCGGAGCCGCGTCATTCAACCGGGCAAGATCAGCCGCTTGCTCCTCATGGCTCAGGATTTCGTTTCCGA